ATGGAAGACACCAAATTAAGAAAGAAAAAGGTCACCGCCAAGTTCAAGGTAGAGCTCGTCGAAATGGCCTTGCGGAAACTACGCAAACAGCTAGAGAGCGAAGGTGAATTGAAAGCGACGCTTGGCGATCTCATTCGACTCGTTGAGGCTCACGGTTCGATGGAACAGTCACACGGCCCCAAAGAGGTCCTCATCCGATGGATAGATCAAGCGGACGACACTCAAGATATCGAGGAATGAGTATCAAGCGTAATATTCACTACGACGCGCTGCCGTCGCAAAAGCGCTTTCACAAAAACTCAGCACGGTTCAAAGGGTTCTCTGGCCCAATAGGATCAGGGAAAAGTCAAGCACTCTGTCATGAGGCGATCCGTTTAAGCTATGAGAACCCGGGGCGCCACGGTCTGATCGGAGCACCAACGTTTCCAATGCTTCGTGATGCAACCCAAAGAACACTTTTCGAACTACTTGAGCTGAATAAACTGCCCTTCGACTTCAACAAAGCCGAGAATTGCATTACGATGCGGGATACCGGCTCAAAAATCGTATTTAGAAGCGTCGATGATTTCGAGCGACTTCGGGGAACAAACCTGGCATGGTTCGGTGTCGACGAATTGACCTATTGCCCCGAGGAGGCATGGTTACGCCTCGAAGGACGACTTCGAGACCCCGGAGCAAAAAGACTATGCGGATTCGCTGTCTGGACGCCAAAAGGGTTCGATTGGGTATACGAACGATTTTTAGCGAAGCCTGTCTCGGGGTATGAGACTGTTTTGGCCCAGCCGATGGAAAACCGGCACCTGCTTGAACAGATTCCAGACTTCTACGAGCGTCTGAAGCATAGTTACGACGCGCGATTCTTTCAACAAGAAGTTTTGGGGCAATACCTGAGCATAAGCGCGGGTCAGGCCTATTATAACTTTGATCGTTCAGCGACAGTTCGCAGCTGTAAGATCGATCCCAATCGTCCACTATTCTGGGCACTGGATTTCAACGTCGATCCGATGTCGTCAATCGTGGCTCAAGTATACGGGGACTCGGTCAACGTTGTAGATGAAATCTCTCTCGCGAGAGCGACAACTTGGGACGCTTGTGAAGAGTTCCTTCGGCGCTATCCCAATTCTCACGGCTTGACGGTATATGGGGATGCCTCTGGAAATTCGATGAAGACCACGGGGCCTCGAGATGGCGAAGCGATTAGTAAGTTTTTCCGAATGCGAAACATTCAAAGAGTAAAGGTTGAACTTCCGCCGCAGAATCCAGCCGTTCGGGAGAGAGTCGTGCTGATGAACACGAAGCTATTGGATGCGGCTGGAGATCGCAGGCTATTTGTGGACCCTAGGTGCGTGGAGTTGATAAAGGACCTTGAACAGGTGTGTCTGCTGGAAGGAACCATGATCATCGACAAAGGGAAGGACCCGAAGCGGACTCATATGTCCGATGCACTGGGGTATTTGGTCTGGCAGGTTCTCGGGAATCAGGACCGGGGCACAGTTGGCTTACAGAACCGGCGACTGCCTGGTTTCTAAGAACAAAGGGAGAATCGAATGGTTACGACGATCGACCAGGAACATCTGGAGTACAAAACGAAGCGGCTGCTATGGCGTCGCTATAAGGACCTATATGCCGGAGGCGAACAGTTTAAAGACAATGCCTCCCAGTATCTTGTCGCCCGCCAGAAAGAACCGGCAGACGTTTATGGGGAGCGTCTAAGCCGGGTCTTTTATGAAAACTATATTGGGTCAATAATTGATTGGTATGCGGCCACCCTTTTTAGACGAGAACCCGTGATTAGTACGGAGGGAGCGAACGATCTAGGTCGGGCTTTCTTCAGTGACTTCATCGAGGATTCAGATCGAAAAGGGACAGGACTAAGTGACTTCTACCGTAGGCAGATTGCGGATGCACTTGTTTACGGCGTAGGTTACGCGTTAATCGATTTTCCGCGAACGAGCCATACGGCGGCGAGCAGAGCCGAAGAAGAGCTGCTCGGGGCAAGCCGCGCTTATCTGGTTCACTATAGCCCGGAGGATCTGATTAACTGGAGCCGGGATGAGCACGGGAACTTTGAGTGGGTTGTCATCCGGACACAGCATTCGCGGAAGGACAGCGTGGAGGATCAGACTCCAATCATGGAGACGCGGTGGACCTATTACGACCGCGAACGATTCAAGGTGTTCCGTCGCAGCGATAAGAAAACAATCGGAGGGCCGGCGGGAGTGGTCGAACTGATCGACGAAGGCATCCACGGACTCGCAAAGCTTAATCGCGTTCCTCTCTTTGAGCTTAAAGTGAGCGACGGAATGTGGTTGATGAATAAGTCGGCACTGCTTCAGTTGGAACATTTTAACAAGTCCAATGCGTTAAGTTGGGCGCTGACAATGGGGCTTTTCGCTATGCCGGTTGTATACAGCGAAAAGACTTTTGACCAAATGGTCGGAGAAAGTTACTTTCTGCAGCTGGGTCCGGGTGATCGATTTGGTTGGACCGAGCCCGAGGGCAAGGTATTCGAGATCGCGGCGCAGAACTTGCATCGATTGAAAGACGAAGTTTATCGAGTGTGCTATTTGATTGGTCAATCGGGATCCGCTGTCGGTGACAACCGACCCGTGTCAGGGTTAGCCAAGCAACGAGATTTCGCGATCACCCAAGAAGTACTCCGGGGGTTTGGGGACACCGTGAAGGACTCCATGAAGCGGATTCTGCGGGCAATCGAGTTCGTGCGGGAGGACGGGTTGCAGATTAATGTTGCCGGTTTAGACGAATTCGATATTGGCGATTTTGCAAGTGAGGTGGAAGACGCCGCCAAACTTCTTGCGATGAACATCGAGTCGAAAACCCTAGCAAAACAGATTTACAAGAAGTTGGCCTTCAAATACCTATGCGACGAACGGCAAGAGGTGAAGGACAAAATCACGCGCGAGATCGATGAATGGTTTACGCGTGGGATCGAATAAGGAGGACGGATTATGGATGACAACAAGCAAGATCAGACTGGATCGAACAAGGGCGTAGACTTTCGGAATCTGATTCAGGAAGCTGTACGAGAGTTCGTCAACCTGGAGCAATCCAAGAGTGAACCGGCCTACAAAGCAGAACTCGAAGACGAGCGGCGACGCCGCGAGACCCTCGAAAAGCGAATGAATGAACTCGTAGAAGAGAACCGAAAGAGTCGGCAACTGGCGGAGGAGGCGGAACGTAGTTCATCTATCCGAAACGAGTTGCAACGGTTGGGGGTTCAGAAGATCGACCTTGCCTTTCGAGCGGTGAAGGACGACATTTCGCGGACGGAAGACGGTCGTCTTGTAGGGCGAACTCGGGATGGCGAGGTAACAGTGAAGGATTACTTGACGCATTTCGTTAATGAGAATCCGGAATTGTTACCCGCGCGAATTCCGGGCGGTTCTGGCGCGTCTACAAGTTCGAAGGCCTCTTCGGCAATGCCGGCTGGATCATTCGACATGGACAAAATTCGTCCTGGGATGCCAAAGGAAGAGTTGGAGCGGGCGCGGCAAGAGATATCGCGAATTGCTCAACAGCTCAACGGCTCCCGCTAAATCAGGATTGCTTCCCTGGGCGACATAACCGTCCAGGAGGAGAGACGCGGAAGCGATGGACTTCTGCGTCGTATCGGCCAGCCGATTGGGCTGGAGACAAACTCACTGCAAGCGCCCCAAGCCTGACCGGCTGGGGCCTTTTCATTTAAGGAGATAAGAAATGCCTGCTATTACTTCAGCCAATGTAGCGAATGCGCTCGTTAAGCTTGTTGCCGCCGATGCGTTGCCCGCACTGATGGGTAACCTGGTTATGGGCAACCTCGTGAACCGGAATTTTGAGCCGTCGCTCGCTCAAGCTGGTGACACGATTAATGTGCCCATTCCTCCGACCCTTGTTGCGAACAATCTCGCTCAGGGCGGCACGGTTATGACGCAGAACCCCAGCTTGGGAAATGCCCAGATCGTGCTGAACACCCACGCGGAGGCCACGTTTCAAATTCCGGACGTGACCAAAGTACTGGCTGTTCCGGACTTGCTGCGCCTCTATATGGAACCCGCCGTTGTGGCACTCGCAGAGAAAATCGAGTCCGACATTCTGGCGCTCTACTCGCAATTTACCGCGAATACGCCGCTCGGATTCGCTGGCTCTCCACTTACTGAGGGCTTGGTAGACGAGGCGGAAACGGCTCTGTTCAATGCGAAGGTTCCGACTTCGGCTCAGAAGTATCTGGTTGTCGACGGAAGCACTTATTCGCAGCTTCGTCAGATTCCCCGTTTCTCTGAATACAACACGGCCGGCGAGGCTGGTGTTCGGGCCATGATCGATGGGACGGTTGGCAAACTGAAAGACTTCTTTGTCTTCCGGTCCCAATTTGTCGCTAAGACTGGCGGGGGCCCAGCGACCACCCAGAATCTTGCCTTTGCGAAGGATTCGATTGGTCTCTGCGTTCGTCGGTTGCCCCAGCCGTTGCCGGGTACGGGCGCAATTGCCGAGTATTCCGAACTCGGTAACTTCGGTATGCGCGTGATGATGAGCTATCAGCCGAATACTTTGGCTCAGCAATTCACGGTCGACTGCCTGTATGGAGTTGCTGTGTTGCGCAACAACTTCGGCGTTCAGGTTCGTAGCTAGTCATTAATGTCCGGGGCGGTTGAGGCCGCCCCGGATTCCGTTTATGCGTAAAAGGAGAAGATATGGACCTGAAACACTACTACGCCGAAGTGGCGACGATGGAAGAAACAATCGAGTGCGAAGACGTACTCGTTGTAAGCCGTCCGACGGGGGACGGGGGCAAAGCGGGCGTCATTTCCGAAGTGCCGCGTCAAGTTGCGGCACGGCTAGTCGTCGAGAAGAAAGCGCGGCTGGCGACGTCTGAGGAGGTTGACTATTACCGACTCGAGCAAGCAGAGGGGCACAAACTCCGGCAGGAAGCGGCACTTGCGCAACGGGTTCAAGTGACTTTGGTCAGCGAACACGAATGGAAATCACTACAGCCCCGTAAAGGCTAAGGAACGACTATATGGCTCTCTTCGTAGATGGGAATCCTTCTGAACCGATGGACCTCTCGCCGTACGAGACGTCCATCTTCAGCACAGCAACAACCGAAGGCATCGACTTGGTTGCGAAAGGGACAGTTGCGGCGCTGGAGATAGGTCTTGAATTGCAACGGTTTTTGGTCCGGACGCCCGGTGGTGGCTCATTCAGCTTGGGGAACGTGGTGGCAACAGACGCGTTACGACAATGGCATATTCTCCACACGCTTGCCGTAACATTTCGAGACGCGCATCACCAACAACTAAATGATCGGTATAAAAAGAAGTGGCGTACTTATGAGGAATTAGCGGCCAAAGCCTCGGAGTTACTCTACCACGTTGGAGTTGGTTTAGTGTACGCCCCACTACCGAGGCCGACAGTCCCGATCATTGGGCAGACGCTCGGAGCCGATGCTGGGCTGACTTGGTTCGTGAAAGTGAGTTGGACGAGCGACTTTGGAGTTGAAAGCCAGGCAAGCCTGGCTAACTCCTTCAACACGTCAGAGGGTTCGGCCTTGACCGTGCGCGCCGTTGGGGCGCCACGAACTGCGCGGGGGTGGAACGTATACGCGGGCACGAGCGACGATCAAGTGGAACGCCAGAATTCAGAGATTCTGGGCGTCGGCAACACTTGGACGAAGCCTTCCGGTTCCGTAATTGCAGCGGTTCGTCCAGTCACAGGGCAGAGTCCGAACCAGTATCTACGGCGATCGACTGTGGTTTTTAGGGGTTAATCCGATGGCACAACTTGCAGTTTTGGCGGTGAAGAAGATTGAAGCGCTTTTGAGGGCACCGACCGGCCTAGCACGAGGATTGGCCGCGGTTAGCGAGGCGAATGGGCAGCAGCTTGGACAACTGAGCGACCAGCAAATTGTGGCGCAAAATGTGTCGGCTGAGTTAGCAGAAAAGGCAACCGGGACGATATACCCGACCTACTACATTTACTGCGACAAGCTTAACAATACACTTCGAGAAAAGTTTCGCCAGTTTTCTGGAACGGCTGTGATGTCAGTTGAGGTTCGAGTGACTCATGACCGTTTGGAGGGGATTGAACAGAAGGCGCACTTCTACGTAGACGCGTTGATTGAAACCTTGGATGCCAGTCGAGGCGACTGGGGGAACGGCCAGTTCTATACTGGCGGTTACCAAATTAGTTTCAGTCCCGTGAAACTTGGCGGGAAACACTTTGTGCAGACCGCAAAAGCCACCTTCGAAGTCCAGATTAGTAAATAAAAGGAGAAGGCAATGCCTTGTTACATCTCATCAAACCAGAATCGTTTTTACGCGGCTGTCGAAAATGACTTCGGCAGCGTGGCGAGCGTTACGGCTGCCAATCGCATACCTGCCATTAAGTTAGCTATTCAACATGATACAATCTCTGCGCGACGTCGCGACAAGTCCGGTAGTCGATCGCGGGCGGCGATGCCGACCGGAGTACGTCGAAAGACGGACTATCGTTTAGAGACCTACCTGACGAATTGGGGCGAGACTGCTGGGGAACCCGCCTACGGTCCTCTGCTGAGGGGAGCGCTCGGTGCAGCGCCGGTGATTGCGACGGGTGGAATTGTTGCATCAACGTCCGGGAACAACATCACGGTAGGCGGTCCCCATGGGTTGGCGACTGGCCAAGCGATTAGCTTTGGCAGCGAGATACGCTTCGTCGAGACGGTGGTGAACGAGACCACAATTCGACTGAATGCACCGTTTTCGGTGTTGCCGGCAACCGGTGCTCCATTGAATCCAACGATTACCTACGCACCGGCGACCCAGTTGCCAAGCGTTTCGATTTTCGACTACTGGAGCCCGGCGACCGCGGTACAGCGAATTGTTGCAGGCGCGTCGGTAGACGTGATGAAGATCAAGGTAAACGGCGACTATCATGAATTCGAGTTTCAGGGTGAGGCGCGGGACCTTCTCGACAATACGTCGTTCAGCTCGGGTGTTGCGGCTCTGACTCAGTTCCCTGAGGAGCCGGCGGTCAGCGAAATTGGCTACCAAATCATTCCTGGTCACATTGGGCAGGTATGGATGGGAGCATCGCCGACCCAATTCTTCACGTTAACCGATGCCGAGGTGGTGGTTCGGAACAACGTCGACATGCGGAAGCGTGAGTTTGGATTTGACGGGCCACGCTGTCTGTCGGCTGGTGAACGGGAAGTGGGAATGCGGTTTCGAATTCTGGAACAGGATGATGCAGCGACCAAGGACCTTTATGCCGCTGGAAAGGCGAGACAGCCAATTTCTGTGATGCTGCAGCTAGGGCAGGAGCCTGGTCAACTATGTGGTATCTACATGCCGAACGTTATTCCCGAAGTCCCAGAGTTCGACGACCGGAATCCGCGGGTAGAGTGGGCGTTTGGACTGAGCCAGGCGAACGGCTCGCTCGATGACGAAATTAGGATCGCATTCGCGTGAGGTCTTGATCTGTATGACATACGAGAGCGCAGTTAAGAAATGTTCAAGAGTATATCCGGAAGTATCTTTTTCGGTTCGAAAGATGTCGTTAGCGGGAAGGATGGACTTAGTGCACCGGATTCGAGTTGAGGGGTTGGCTTTGGCGTTCCATGAGGCAGGAGATGATCCGAAGGACAAGCTAATGGCTGCCGAGATCAATGGTTCAATCGAATCACTGTATGTCCGCTGGGGGTTGGTTTCAATCGAGGGATTGGAGCTCGACGGCGTAGCGGCAGATGTGGACGGATTGATTGAAAGAGGCCCTGAGGAACTGTGCCGTGAAATTGCTCAAGCGGTTCGGCAACAGTGTTTTCTAAGCGAGGAAGAGAGAAAAAACTAATTGTCGCCTTTCACTTTCAGTTCGCGAACCAAGCCGCGTGGAGGTGCGACGATTGCCGGAGACAGGGTTTGGAAAGGAAACGCAATTGCGGATTCATTCAAATCGGACCAATCAGCCAGACACCGATCTGGCTGCGAGGAACGGTGGCGAGCAAGGAATGCCCGCGAAGTTATATTAGCCCCGATAGTCTGAGTTGGCTTGAGGCGTTTCATGTTTGGCGGTTGGGCGGAAAGGAAGAGCTAGGCCACTATTCCGCCAAGACCGTCGAGGCTTTCTCAGTACTTGAGAGTGAGTTGTTGAAGGAGCGAGAGAATGGCGTCCGATAACTATAAGAACGACATAGAGCGCTTGCTCACCGGCGGGGTGGGAGAAGCGAACATGAGTACGGAAGTGCTCGCATCTGCTGGGGTTACCCAAGGGCGCGAGGCCACTGAGCAATTGAGTAAACAGATAGCCGATCTGGCACGAATCGCACAGCAGCAGGTGGAGACGACCCGGGCCAATACGCAGGCCATCGAGTCGACGGCCCGAGGGGGGCAGACGGCGGGCATTGGAACTGAAGCGGCCAAGAGCGCCGGCAGCTATCTACTCAAGGGGTTGACCCTTGGTCCTCTCATTGGGGGAATCGCGAAGATGTTTGGGGGCGATCAAAAGCGCGAGCCAGCGCTGGAGCGATTCTCCCTACCAGATCCGATCCGGGCCGAGGCCGGGTTGTCTTCCACGGGCCAACTCTATTCAATTGCGAGGGGTGGTGGCGATCAGCCGCGTGTGATTTCACCGACGTTGGCGGCGGTTTCACCACAGGCCCAGCCTCTCGTACCTAGAGGCACCGAAGGGGTCCAGAACATTACGGTTAACATAAGCGCGATGGATAGTAAGAGCTTCATGGACCGAAGTGAGGACATCGCGCGAGCGGTCCGTGAGGCGATGTTGAACTCACATTCGTTGAACGATGTGGTGAATGACTTATGAGCGACTTTCCCTTATTAAAGACAGGGGCGGTGATGCAATATCCAGGCGGGCGCGAACGTTTTTACTCGACCGAGGTTATACAGTTTGTTGACGGCAGCGAACAACGGTACCGAAATTATTCGGGACCTCTCCTGCGATGGGCAGTTCGACTAGAGAATCTCGACGAAGAAGAGCTTGGACGAATGGAAGCCTTTTACGCACAAGAGCAGGGTGAGTTCGGCGTTTTTTCCTTCACCGATCCTTGGGACGGAACGGAATACCTTGAATGTCAGTTCGAGAACGAGAATATCTTGGCCGAGTTCCTTGAGTTTCACGATGGCCGGACCGAACTTAGAATTCGACAGGTTAGATAGGAGCAAGATGGCTTTCTTTCCTCAATTGTCAACGGGTGTCGTGTGCCAATATCCGCTTCGTCGGAGACAGGTATTCCGGTCCGTGGTGAACCGGTTACGCGATGGGCGGCAGATAAAGGCGTTCGATCCTGGCGGCGACGTGCTTGAGATCGAACTCGATTTCAATGGGCTGACAGACGAAGAGATCGCTAGCTTGGAACAGTTCTTTTCAGAGCATGAAGGCAGAATGACAACGTTCGGGTTCTTAGATCCTGCGATGAACCTACTCCGATGGAGTGAGGACTTCTCAAAGACGGTTTGGACGCGAGGTCCGTTACTGTTAGCTAGTGGGTCCCAGGAAGACCCTTGGGGCACACAAAGGGCCTTCCAGTTGGAAAATACGGCTGTAGCTCCCCAGTCGATTGTTCAAGCGGTAGCAGCGCCCGGCGGGTATCGATATTGCTTTAGTATTTGGCTGGCGGCGGCAACGCCGACCCAGGTGGCACTGATGGCGACATCGGGTGGGTTCACTCAGTCGCTGGATGTCCAGGTTGGACCGCAATGGAAGAGTTTCTCGTTCAGTGTCGACCTTCCATCCTTGACAGAGTCGATCGGCTTTGGCTGGGAACAACCGCCTGGTTCCAGTGTGAAGGCGGTTGGTGCCCAGGTAGACGCGCAGCCTGCACCGGCGGGATACCGAAAGACAACGTCACGCCATGGCGTGTATTTGAAAGTACGATTTGCAGCGGATACGTTCTTGCGGGTAGCGCGAGGGGTAAACGACAACGGAGCAAAAGTGAAACTGTTTGCCCGCTTAGCGTAATGCTTGGCGGTTATTGGACGAACTCTATGCTGACGATTCACGAGATGAAAGAGCGGGAGATCCTGGAGACGCCAGTCCTGCTGTTTGACTGCGAACTGCGTAACGGTCAACACCAATATTGGGCGACACATGAGGTGACGTTCGAGGGCAAAGTATATCGTGCCCGACTAATGGACCACAGCGGCTTCGACATTAAGGCGTACTCCGAAGACGGAATTGACACGGCGGCCAAGGTGAGTGTTGTACTGGCGAACGCAGATTCGCAGTACTCGCAGGTGGAGCGGGCCGTAGGGTTCAAAGGATCGCGACTGACGGCCCAGTTTGTCTTCTTCGATTTAGTCTCTGGCGCCGCCGCAACAGAGGCGATTACTATCTTTCGAGGGATCGGCAACTCTCCGCATGAGATTAATGAAGCGCTCTTGCATGTTTCGTTTACCAATAGGCTTACCTTTCAACGGGTCCTGTTACCGGACGTAAGAATCCAGAAACGATGCCCGTGGTTGTTTCCCGCGACCCAAGCGAATCGAGTCGAGGCAATCACCGGGGGTCCGCGCGCAAGCCATTCGCCGTTCTTCCGCTGTGGTTACTCAGCGGGCGAGCCCGGGGGAGTTGGGGATCTAAATGGGACGGTACCGTTTACAAATTGCGACTATACTCGAAAATCTTGTGAAGCGCGGGGAATGTTTGGCCAGGATGCTCTCGTACAGATTACTCGCCGATTCGGTGGTGTTGAGTTTGTTCCGTCGACGACGCTCGTTCGGGGATATGGTGACAAGGGCTACTCAACCAGCGCAGCGCACAGCAACGAAGCAAAGTACAACGATTTTGTGCCTCTGGTTTACGGAACCTGTTGGGTGCAACCGCCGATCACTTTGGCTCGGAACGATGGCAATCTAACACGGATGGAAGCATTGCTAGCCTTGGGAGAAATTAACGGTGTTCTGAAGGTGGTGGTTAACGACGTTGAGATTCCGCAGGCGGTTGAGAGCACGAACATGACCGCGACCGGTTGGTACCACTTGGTTAGTAAAGGGAACCGAACCGGAACCTTTAATCTCAATTTCGCTGACGGCAGCGGGGCGCCTCTCGGTGATCCCTATGGAAGTATGGCCTATCTTTCGGTCGTCGTTCCGAATCGGGTCCAGGACGGAAAGTCGATTCCTCGCGTGCAGGTCCTATTGGAAGGCGCGAAGCTACCAACCTACAACGAGGCGGGCGATTTCGTAGTTGACCGTTTTACAAACAACCCAGCTTGGGTAATGCTTGACGTTTTGCGCCGCAGCGGATGGATGATGGACGAAATCGATTTAGCGAGTTTTGGTTCCACTTCTCTCTACTGTGAGGATGAGGTCTCAGCAATCGATCTTCATGGTAACTCCATTATGATTCCGCGCTTCCAATGTAACCTCGCGCTACGAAGGCGTAGGAGCGTAGCTGAAGTGGTGCGAGGAATTCGGAGCTGCGCTGGTTTATTTCTCACCTTCGGTTCTGGGGGGAAGCTTCAGTTGCGACAGGAAACCACGATTGGGGTCCAACAGGCAGAGGCATCCCAGGGTACAAATTCTCTGTCTAAGTTATTAGGTGGTTGGCCGTCCTATGAGTTCGATGAGCGTTCGATTCTGAGGGGCAGGGGCGGCGAACCGAAACTTAGGATCTTCTCGAGAAGTTCGGCAGACACGCCGAATCGATTCAGTGTTGAGTTCCAAGACTCGTTCAATGAATATCAGCAAGATTCCCTTTCACTGCTCGACCTCGACGATGTCGTGACGTCAGGACAAGAGACGAGCGCCGCGTTGCCTGCGCTAGGCCTGGCGAACTTTGACCAAGCGGCGAGGGTGACGAAATTGCAATTGATGAAGAGCGTCCGCGGTAATGTATATTTGGAATTCGAGACATCGGTGAAGGCGATTGGCTTGAAGCCGGGAGACTTAGTAACGATGACGTATGCGAAGGAGGGCTTAGATCGGCAGCTATTCCGGATTAGTCGAGTGACTCCGGGGATTAATTTCCGTACTGTCCAGCTTACGATGCAATGGCACGACGATGATTGGTATGTGCAGACGGCCGGAAATGGGGCAGAATCTTCCGGTCGGCAACCTAGATATGAATTAGGGGTTCCTCGGCCCTTGGTTGGGAATGTGCTCGATGGGGATGGCGTGACCCAGTTTGGAATTACCGAAGCTTACAAGGAGGGAACGGATGGTTCCGCTCGCGTTGAGATTTCAGTAGGATTTACGGAGCCGACGAAGCCAGAGGCAACCAAGGTGGGAATTCCTTTATTGGCGCTTTCCCCGTTGTCCCAGGCGACTGGTGGGACGTTGGTGGGGGATCAGGTTTTGTACTACGCTCTCACGGGGGTGGACGTCGACGGGAAGGAAAGCGCACACTCGTTTATCGTACGTGCCGTTATCCCTCCGGGGACGGATACGAATCGAGTTACCTTGAATGGGCTTAGCTTCGGTGCTGGAACAGTTGCTTTTCATGTTTATCGAGGACGAAATCCTCAGCAAATGACCCGCATTGGGTCGAGCCAAGCTGTCGCGGAAACATATTCCGACCTTGGGCAGGCGGATGGCTTTGTCTCGCCGCCGGATGAAAGTTTCTCGCACGCGAATTTCTATTGGCGATTAGAGATGCAGGGCCATCAGATAGCCGGGATTGTAACGTCCACTACAATAGGCAATAATAGTCTGAGTATGATCGTCAACGAGTGGCGATCGAAGATATTACGAATTGTTAGTGGCCGGGGAATGGGCCAAGAAAGGAGGATCGATAGCAATTCGGGAACGACTTGCGTCTTGAACACAGGTTGGGTTGTGCTACCGGACTCGACGAGCAACTGGGTCGTTGTTGAGCCTAGCTGGTTACGCGGAGCCACGACGGCCACGAGCCCAGCGGTATTCGAGGTTCCGAACCGAGAAGGGGCGACGGTTCACGTCACGGGTCGGTCGGCGAATGCGAATGATCGGGAATGCCTCCTGGAGTTGTCGCCGATTACAAGATGGCGGATCTTGGGCGCAAGTGCCGGGCAACTCGACGAGGATGTGGCTCCGCCACCCTCGTTTTCTTTAAGTTCGGTGGGGGATGGAACGGTTCAATTGCAATCGATCGGCTTCCCTTCGTTAGTTAACACGCGATCGATTTCAGCAGGGACCTTGGTAATGCGGTATTGGGATGAGTTGCAGAGTCCATCATCGCTGGTTTTGAGTGAACCGATCGATGCAGTCACCGACACGATCGTGCTGTCCGCTGCGGGTCAGCTTTCGGCGGGACAGATGTTTCAAGTCGACGGCGAACTGTTTCAGGTGGCTTCCGTGTCGGTTGGCGGGTATGCGGTACAGGCGGTGCGTGGTTCCCATGCTTCGCCGATTGCGGCTCACGACGCTGGTTCATTGGTGTATCCGTTAGATCAGAAGACTCAGATTTTGCCTTTTGGGCGGGACTTCTTCGGATCGCCGGCTAGCGGAAGTTATTCGTTCAGTGCCCACGTACCTGGCGTAAGGGTTGCCGCTGCGGATCTTTACTTGACGAATGGACGTGGGAACTCGGATGTGGCGAAACGGAGCGTAACAGGCACGCTGGACTACGGACTTCGTATTCTTCAGGGTGGCCAAATAACGCTGCAAGTTGAAGGATGGTTGGCGATCCAGGAAGATGCGACGCCCCCATTCACAGTTGAAGCGCCACTGGTTATGCGGGACATCTTTGCGGTTGTGGGCGACGCACCAACGTTGGGTCCGATCGTGCTGGTTCTCCGACAGGATAACGACACAATCTGTACATTGACGATCCCAAGTGGACAGACGGTATCGAACGTCGTTGGGGGATTCGGACTGGCTCCGCTTCGCGCAGGAGCGAGGCTAAGACTGGAAGTCGAAAGCGTAGCGCAAACGGCGGAGAGCACTCCGGGAACCGACCTAACAGTAACGATCCGACTTTAAGAAAGGAGCGTAGGACGATGGCCGAATATCTAGAAAAACTAAGACCCGATCGCGACTTGCAGGTGTATTTTGACCGGCCGTCGGCAATCGCGGCGATGAGTGAAGCGACGAGGACGGGGTTCACCGTGTCGGGGACTTGGCGACAACAGTTTGATTGGTGTGTCATCGAATGGAATCGAGACAATGTCTGGGAGCATCCCTTGTTTCGGAATCTCCCGGATGGTGACCTGAGTAGATTACAACTCACTTACGATGAGACTCGCGAGAACTGTTTCCCAATGGACTCTGAGATGTACGCAACGGTGGGATGGCCGTTTCTTCGAGTCTGGGTTGAGGATGCCGGGGAAATCGAAGATATGGAAAGGTACTTTGAAGTGCTGCTCAAACGTTACTCTGTGCCGGTAGAGGGGGCGTACGCACCGGCTACAACAACATTCACCTTGCAAGGATCGGTAACACCAGGCGACGCCGTGGGCTTGGCGTGGATGAATGAACACCATACTCATGTCTGCTATGCCACCGACACGTTGGCCGATGTTGCAGAAGCTATCACGGCAAGCGTTAACGCTTTCTCGGCCAACATGATTGCGGTTCGGACGGGCGAGGCGATCACACTATCTTACGTGGGCGAGGACGGGCTTGGCGTGCGCCAGCCGTCAATTAGTTCGACCGCGGGGTCCAATGGCAACCGTTTGGGCGCTTATGGTCACGTCACACCCGGAGGGTCTGAGTTCTGGGATGTTGAGGCGCAATATTTCGCAGGCGGTGCGTCGCCGTCAAAATGGCGTGTGACGTTGGACTTTTCGGCGTTAGAGGACAAGAACGGTGACACCGTTCCGATGGACAAGGTCAGAAAGATGCGCTGGACTTATGCGGCCGACTTTCAGCGCTCGGAGTTCGAGCGAAGCGAATTTAGAGTCCATCTTGAGAACTGGAGTGTTACGGGGTTGGCTCGCCGGTACCGAGTAGCGGGTCCCGGCTCTCGACGCATCGAAAATTCGTCGAAAACGGTTCAATACTATGGCTCTAGCTGGGCGCCGGAAGTTCGCGGAAACTATTCGGGCGGGACAATTCGGTGGGCTGAGCAGTATGGGGACGGGATCGTGATCCCTTATCGATCCGCCCAGAACCACGAGTTGTACCTAGGAACACGGTTACTCGACCAAGCTCCAAACATCGCATTCCGGGTCGATGATGGCCCGGTACAGGTGTTCAATCTTCGCCGAAAATCAGAAGATCGGTTGCTGCGAGTACCGTTGGGTGCGTTTGGGCCGGGCGACCACACGGTCTACGTTACCCACAATGGAGCTTCCGGGAGACGCTTTTGGTTTGACTTCCTCGAGATTGCAATTCCGGCGGCGCAAGTGTCCGATCTACCAATCATCGAAAAAGTGACGTTAGCTACCGATTGGGATACCGATCATTCCTTGGCGGTTCCAGCTGAGCGCACTGCCTGGATGATTTACTCTCTTGGGTTCCGAGCCAGAGTCAACCATTATGTCGGGGCACTCATCTTTTACGAGTTGTACCGAAAGGGGCACCAATATGCATCGGCGACGATCGACTTCGTCGGGGTACCGACTCCAAGTGCATACACTGAGGTTTCTATAGGAACGTTTGGCGATCCTGCGGCGACGCTGATGGTTCGCCACCTCAATTTATATGGAGATACCGCGGCAACCATCGCGAAAGCATTTGAGCTCGAATTTAATAGGGGCTATACGGCTATCCGGGCCGAGGCTGATGGAACTCGATTAGTCATCTATTCGCGAAGGATGGGCCAGGTAGGAGAGACGATCACCTTAGGCGTCTCGCCAATGACCGGCGGATTTCTGCTCGAGCTCAGCGGCGAGAGATTAGAAGGTTCTGCCGACGGGGCTTGGATCACTGACACCGCGAGCGGGCAAACCATTAATCGCGCTTGCAGGGATTGGTCAAGAGAGTTTTATAGGGCTTGCCGCTCCTACGGAATGGATGTCACGGCTGCGTTCTCGACGGAACTCGAACACGGGGACAGTTCGGTAGAAGCCGGTATAGCGCAGCGATACTCTGACGGCCTGCCATGCCTACTGACGACGCCGGCGCTACAGACAAATTTTTCACCTATAGCGAGGCAATACTGGGAGTTGGTTCATAAACAGATGGCTGACATCATGGTGGAGGTCGGATTGGTTCCGTTCCTTCAACTCGGTGAAGTGCAATGGTGGTACTTCCCCGGTCCGTTTGGGATCTCAACGGGCATCAGTATGCCTTATTACGACGAATACACGCTGGACACTTTTCAGGACAGGTTCGGTTTTCCAATGCGAATCATTGGCAACCAGTATGTGGATCCGGCGACGTTTCCAGAGGAGAGTATGCACTTACCATCTCTGATTGGTGAGTACACAGACGATCTAATTTCATTTGTGAGGGCGGCGCACCCCAACTGTCGATACGAGGTCCTTTATCCAACTGACGTAAATGACACGGCCTGGGGGCGAATTGTTAACTACCCCGATGCAGCCTGGACGCCGGCTAAGCTAGACATCCTGAAAACAGAGAGCTTTAGCTTCACGTTCGATCGTGATCTGAACAAGTCGAAGTATTCGGTCGAATTTCCCTTTTCGAAGGGGTTCCCTCGATCAAAGAGCGCCTTCTTGGTCGGGCCGGGTGACTCGACGACAACTTGGCGAAAAGAGGTTGGAATGGCTATGGGGGCTGGGGTGGAATCCATCGTTCTGTTCGCTCTTGATCAATTTTGCTTAATCGGTTATTCGCCATTAATGTCGCACCTTTCGAGAAGGAGCGCACAACAGGGCACATGA